ATTCAAAATCTAATAAATTTTCAGCAACTCCTGCTATTTGTGATATTTCAACACCTAACTTTCTTGCAAATGCAGCGGCTCTAACTATATTCTCACCACCATCTTCTCCAAACAAAGCAAATTCTTCTGTTGATTTTGCCAAATCAGCCATAAGTTGAGCTGGTATAATTCCATTTTGTATCGCTAATTGTTGTGATGATTTAATTAAATTAAGTGCTGTATCTTCAGAACCTTTGTTTAATAACATAAAAGAAGTAACTAAACCAGCTGATTCCGATGCACTTATACCCATGTTGTTTGCAATAGCAGCAGTAGCTAAATTTAATCGGAGGCTTACTTCTTCAGTACCACCTAAATTAGCAGATAGTTCTGATGCTGCTTCTCTTGAACCTTCTAATAAAACTTCTAAAAATGTAGCCTGTGCTGTTATTTTGGTCAAACCTTGACCAACCATACCAAATTCTTTATTGGTTTCAAAAACTCTTTCTAATATTTCACCAAAGGCAAATAAAATCATACCTGCCCTACCCTCAACACTATTTAAATGAGTTACAGCAGTTTCTATGTTTTCTGAAAATGCTTGGAATGTTTTTTTAAGTTCTTCTGCCGCATCATCACTTCGCATTAATGCATTTTTCTCATCTTCGGTTTTTTTAGCAAGTGAAGTTGCTTCTTTGTTTTGTTCTTTAATTTTTTCAATTATTTTATCACTAATACCTTCAATATCTCCAAGTGCACTTAATTGTTTTTCATATTGATTTGTTAAGGCTTCAAGTTGTGCCTCATCTTCTATATTTAAATCTGAAATTTGTCTACTTGTTTCAAGAACAGAGCCTATTTGTTCTAACTCTTCTTCTCCTAACTCAGTCATTGAACGACTAATATCGAAAACTTCTTTTTGAGCGTTTTTAAAATCAGCAAAAGAATTTGATATATTACCTATACTTTTTTCTTGTGATGCCAAGGCTTCTAAACCTTTATCTCTTAAATTTGCTGATTCTTTTTCTAATTCAAGTAAATCACCTGTAAGTTTGACTACTTCTTTTTTGGCCTTTACTGTGCGCATATCATTCTTCGCTCTGAAGTCTGCTATCTTTTTCTCAAGAGCTTCAATCTCTCTGAGTACCGCTAATCTATTTCGTGCATCAGCCATTGCCTAATATTACTTTTTATTTTCTCGGGTAATTTGTTTTAAATTATATCGTTTAGCATCTTTATTATATTTTTCAATTTTTCTTGCTAAATCATCTCTATCTTTTTTTAATTTTTCAAGTGATTTAATAACATCTGGTGGAAACTTACGAGCTTTGATTTTTTTAATCAATCTATCAGCAGTCCCTTGTCTTAGATTATCAAATACATCACCAAAAAATCGTGATAGTACATTCATTTCATTTATTTGCTTTTTGGACATGGTTTCTCCTTTATAGTTTTATACTATTATAAATATAGGGTAAAAAAAAAGTGAGGACTATTTCCTCACTCTTACATTTGGCCCTCTGGCTCCACCTTTTTTGTTTGCTTTATCGAATTCTGCCTTTTCTTTTTTCTTAGCTTCTAATAACTTGTTGAAATAGAATCTTCTCCAATGAATAGGCATGGTATATACTTCACTCCAAGTGAATCCATTACCATAGTTAACCATTTCCCAAATTTGATTATGAAGTTGTAGGGAGTAATCACTCGGTAGGGTAAAAAAACCCGGCACCTAAAGGTATGTCAAGTGCCTCCGTCTCACCTGTTACCTCTGAGGTAAATTGATATGTTAAATCTAAATCTGGTGATATTTCATTTACAAAGTTTCTTAAACTTCTTGAATCTCTAGCTAATAGTGCATTTTTTACAAAGTTGTTGATAAAACCTCTATCAGAATTTCCATCTATTTCTTGTATCATATGCCTTAATCGAGTGGTAACATCTTGTGAAACAGTATCACCTTTTGATAATCTATTAAGTGCTTGAATTTCAGCTGTAATATCTTTCTCATCTTTATGAGTAAGTAATTTAAAAATAACTTTCTTTTTAGATATAGGAAGTTCAAATTCATATCTGTTATCTTTATTGAATACTTCCTGATTAATTTCTTTGATTTGTACTTTAGAAAGGTCTATTGTAACTTTTTGTGGTTCACCTGTAAATGGGTCATTTACTTCTACATTGTAATCTGCTCCATAACCCAAAATACGAGTTGCTAATAATATTGCATTTTTATCACCAATTAGGATATCATCAACATTAATATCGTCTTGAACAACGATAGATTCGAACAACTTATCTAATACCACCCCCTTTCTTATCAAATTTGTAGATGAAAGTATATCTTCTTCTCTTGCAGTCATATACTTTATTTCTACTTTACCCTTTGATAATGGGCTTGAATCTGAATAACATTTACCATTTGAAGGTAAATCAATAATTTCAGTTGGAAAGTCGTAATTTGCCATAACTTTAATTTTAATGTTTGTATATAAATATATAACTTTTAAAAAGTTAGAAAAAAGGCATAAAAAAAGTTCTCACATAGAGAACTTTTTTCGTTATTAATATTTTGGAGTTGTATTAGAATTCTAAAACTGCATAATCGTAAGAAAGTGTTAGAGTAATATCGACTGGGTCTGTTGAGTTTGCCCAATCTAAATCATTAAACACTGCGTTGTTGATAAATGCACCTTTTAGAGTCCATTGTTCAATTTTATCACCTACTGGTCCTAATAGATAACATTGGATATCTTTTTTATAGAAATCCGCATATCCATCTCTACCTGTTAGTGATTCGTGAGAAGTTCTCACCCATTCCATTACTGCCTGAGCACCACTTGGAACGATTGGGTCATATAGAGTAATCTCTACATCTTGCCACTCACCTTTACCTTTGAGTTTTCTCTTAACATTTATGTGGTCAAGAGTTACAGTTTCAAATTGAATTGAAGGTCTGTTAGCTGTTTTTATAAGATATGAAGGGATACCATCGATTTCCATGATGAATCTATTCTTCATCTTCGGTTCGAAGTTGGTATAAAACATATCGTTAAATTCTAATACTTCTGCCATTTTTTTTCTCCTATTATACTAATAAATATAGTCCTTTTTTATTTTTATTATTTTATTATGCCGAGAACGATGCTCCAGTCGGTAAAATGTTGAAATCTAATACGATGAATTCAGCAGTTTTTGTTGGTTGTAGGTAAATAGCCCCAGCCAATATGTTTCTGTCGATTACATCAGGAGTATTATTAGATTCATCCATTACTACTCTGAATGCAAATAGTCCTTGTCTTTGTTGTATTCCTTCTAAATAAGGATTTACAGTATTTAAGAATCTACCTCTTGTTTGTGAAGTATTTTGTTCAAATACTAAGAATCTTGATGTAGATGCAATAAATTTCTTAACTTTAATTAATAATCTTCTTACATTGATTCTATCAAGTGCAGATGCCTTATCTTGTAAAGTTTTTTGTCCGAACGCCACAATACCTTCACCAGGAAACTGTGCGATTGGATTTATTTTTCCTTCATACAATGTATCTCTTTCAGCGTGTGTTAATCTGTTTAATACAGATACCGCACCTACGATACCACCTCTGTTTAATCCAGCTGGTGCAAACCATTCAGCGGCAACTGCATCATTTGCTGCATATATTCCAGGCATCAATACTGATGGTGGTACTGCTGTTAGTTTGTTTGTATTTCTATCTATTGTTTTAACCCAAGGATAGTAAGTTCCTACATAGTTTGAATCTACTGCTTCACCTTGTGTTACTGCTTGTGCTATAGTATCTCCACCATCATTTGCATCTCCAATAAAGAATGCATCTTCTCTAGCTTCTACCATATCTACAATTTTATCAAACACATAAGAGTGTAATCTTCTAACTACACCAGGTGCTGATACTAAGTTAATATCAAAATCATCAGGATTAGATACAGCGTTGATTGCTTTTACATAAGCTACTGAACCTTTTGCTGTTGAGGTTGATAAATCAAATCCTTGTGCGTTTCCAGCACCCCAATCAGAATCACCATATGTAGCTTTTTTGATTGTTGGGGAAACACCATCAAATCCTTCTTGGA